TTGACCAATTTGAAAGGGCTGGGGTTTATCTATTTTTATCAAGATTTTTTCTACCAGCATTAACTAAATTTAGACCTGAAGCTGACAAAGACAGATTTGAAAGAATGATAGAGTTTTATTCTTCAGCTTACATTAAAGAATTTCAAACGATACTAGACGATGGAGTTAATTATGATAGCGATGCTGGTGGAACAATCTCTGCTAGTGAAAGAGAACCTTTGCATGGCTATAATCGTTTGACTCGATAATGGGAATACAGTTATCTATTAAAACAAATCAACAAAAAGTTTCAAAAAACATTAAAAGATACCAAAGTTTTCTTCCTAGAGTTTTTGACAAAGGATTAAAACAAGCTGGATTTCATTTATTAGAAATAATGAAAGAACTGACTAAAAAAGGTATTGATTTTAGACGTATGCCTTTTGCTCCTTATTCAGAGGGTTATATTAGACGATTATCAAAAGAGGGTAAGCAAACAGGAGTAGATTTATTTTATTCAGGTCGTATGTTGGGAAGCTTAACACCATCATCAAGTATTAAAAAAACAGGGCGAGGAAAGATAAGTGTTGCTTTTGGCAATTCACAAATGATGCAAAGAGCTTTATTTAACCAAGTTTTAAACGAACCTAAAAGAAAGTTTTTTGGCTTTGATAATCGTACTGAAAAGATTATAAATAAGGGATTCGAGAAATTTGTAGCAAAGGAATTAAGAAGAGTTAGAATATGAGTGTAAGAGAAAATATAGCAGCTAATATTAAAACAGTTATAGACGCAATCAGTAGTCCTGATGTTAAGCTATGCACTAGGCAGCCATTTGAATTAGAGGAATTATCACAAGCACAATATCCAGCAGTCATTGTTCAAACATCAGAAGAAAATAGGGAAGATCAAGAATTAGGAAGTGGTGCTAAAATGAGAGTAGGAACGATTGACTTTGTTGTATTAGGATTTGTTAAAGGTGCTAATACTAATATAGATACATTAAGAAATGCTTTAATAACAGCGATTGAAACTGCTTTAGAAACTGATATAACTAGAGATTCCAATGCACTTGATACTGAAGTTCTCCAAGTCGAAACCGATGAGGGTACTCTGTTTCCGGTAGGTGGTATTAGAATGGTTATAAGATGTATGTATAAATATGATGCTGGAACTCCATAATGGATAAAAAATTAGATAAAATAATCAAGAAGATTAATCAAATAGAAAAATTACACGATAAAGAATCTTTACTTTGCGAAGAGGTTAAAGATTTGGTAGAAGAAGTTAGAGAAGATCAATCTGAATCCGAAGATGATTTTGACGATGACAATATAGAAGATGAGGATATTGACGATACAGAAGAAAAGGAATAAAAGGAATTATGGCTAAAGACGTTAAAATGAAAAAAGGTTCAGATGAAGTAACAGTTAATGAAAATAATGTTGCTAAATTTGAAAAGCTTGGCTATAAAACAACTAATGGTAATGATAAAGTTGTGATTAAAGGTTCACAAGGTAAAGTGAATATCCAACCTAAAAAACCAGAATTTAAAAAAAAGGAGAATAAATAATGGCACATCATGGAAAAGAAGGACAAGTCAAAACAGGAAGTAATACTACTTCTAATGTAACTGGCTTTACTCTTGAAACTTCTGGCGATGTTGTTGAAGATACTGCTCTTGGAAGTGGCACTAAAACATTTATTGCTGGTAGAACTTCCTTTAGTGGTACTATTGACCTCAACTGGGATGAGGGCGATACTTCACAAGAAGAAATGGATTGCGGAAGCAGTTTAACTTTTGGATTATATCCAGAGGGTACGACTTCAGGCGATACATATTTTTCTGGAAGCGGAATCGTTACAGGAATGTCAATAGGAGTTACACTTGATGGAGTTACATCAAGAACTGTAACTTTTCAAGGCACAGGAGCTTTAACACAAGCAACAGTATAATTGATTATTTATGTCAGTTATTGACAGGGCTAAATCACATTTTGAGAGTTTAGGTACTCAATCTATTTCTGTACCTGAATGGAAAGATGATGATGGCAAATCTACTGTCATTTATTGGAATCCTATTACTTTAGCTGAAAAGAATAAATTACTAAAAACAACTGGTAATCTTAATGATGTTAGCTTACTTGCTGACATTTTAATTATGAAATCTTTAGATAAAGATGGAAAAAAGATGTTCTCTTTTGAAGATAAATTTTCATTAATGCACAAGACCGATCCTGATGTGTTAGCCACCATCGCTAACAAGATGGTACAAGCTATCTCGCCAGACGAGGTAAAAAAAAACTAAAATCCAACCCTGAATTAAAAAATTTACTTATTGTTGCTGATAGGTTAAAAATAACCTTATCCCATCTTTTAAAAATGGAAGTATGGGAGTATAATTATTGGATGGGTTATTTTATGCTTGAACAAGAAGAACAAGAAAGTCAAGCACGAATAGCCCAACATGGCAAATATAAGTAATGGCACAAAATTTAAAAATAAATATTCTTGCAAAGGATAAGACCAAAGCGGCACTCAATGGAGTGAGAGGTCGTTTAGCTGGTCTTAAAAATGCGGTATTTTCTTTAAAAGGTGCTTTTGTAGGTTTAGGTGCTGGTCTTGTTATTAGATCATTTATAAAAACAGGAAGAGAAATTGAGGACTTACAAGTTCGATTAAAACAATTATTTGGTACTCAACAAGAGGGTGCTAAAGCTTTTGACGTAATGGCTAAATTTGCAGCCAAAGTACCTTTCTCACTAGAGCAGATTCAAGCCGCATCAGGTAATCTAGCAGTTGTCGCTGGAGATGCTGATAGACTTTCAAAAATATTAGAAATCACAGGTAACGTAGCAGCAGTTACAGGAATAGATTTTAATGTAGCAGCCGAACAAATCCAAAGGTCATTTGCTGGTGGTATAGCAGCAGCCGACATCTTTAGAGAAAAAGGTGTTAGAGATATGCTTGGTTTTAAAGCTGGTGCAACTATATCAGCCGAAGAAACAGTTAAAGCATTTGAAAAAGTATTTGGTAAAGGTGGAAGATTTGGTGGAGCAACAAAAGAATTATCTACAACATTTACTGGTACGTTATCAATGTTGGGCGATAAACTTTTTAACTTTAAAAAGAATGTAGCTGGAGAACAGTTTTTTGATGAACTTAAAAAATCATTTAAAGATTTAAACGTATTTATAGAAGAAAATTCTGAAGATTTTGAAGCGATTGCCAATGCAATAGGAAAAGTTTTAACAGTTGCGGTTAAAGCATTTGCTGCTGCTATTAGAGGTGTGGCAAAAGCTGTAGGATTTTTAAGACGACAATATAATAATCTTTTAAAACTATTTGGCAAAGAAATTACAATAGTCAAAGAATTTAAAAAAGCAGAACATCACGCAACAGAATTAAATATTCAACTTACTAAATCAAAAACAATATTAGAAGAGGTTAATGAGGGAATTAAAAAAATTAATAAAGGATTTAGCATTTCAAAAGAAGTAGTTGGACTAATCAAAAGTGGAATATCAAGCTTTTCAAAAGCTTTAGCAGAAAGTATAGTTCTTGGAAAAGAATTAAACAAATCTATGAAAGAATTAGCACAAAGAATTATGGTAAGTATTCTTCAAAAAATTATTGAAAGAATTGCACTTTTGGCAGTTGAAAAAGCATTACAAATAGCTTTAGTTTCTTGGGAAGAAAGAAAAAGACAAAAAATTGAAGAACAAAATAACGCATTAAAAAAACAATTAGGATTAAAAGCAGCTTTAGGAGTTTCTAGTTTCTTTGGTAGTTTTTTTGGAAAACAATCTGGGGGAGCAGTATCAAAAGGCAGACCAACTCTTGTAGGAGAACGTGGGCCAGAACTATTTATACCAAATTCATCAGGACAAATTACTCAAAATGCTAGAGGTGCTGGTGGTGGAGGTGTTAATGTTAATTTTACTATTAACACAATAGACTCTAGAGGTTTTGATGAAGCTTTAGTAGAAAATAGAGGAACAATTACTTCTATTATTAATAATGCCATGAACGAAAAAGGAGCAAGAGGTATCGTATAATGAGTGGAGCATTTCCAATATCAACTTCTAAATTTGAAACGATGGGTATTCAGTCCATCCAACCTACTCTTATTTCTAAATCAATAAGTGGTAAAAAATTATCAAGAACGATTGATGCTCAACGATGGGCATTTACTATTTCTGTTATAACATCAACTAGAGCAACTGCGTATGGAGAGTTAATGGCTTTTATCGTTAAGCAAAGAAGTGGAAAAGAAAACTTTACTGTTGTTCCTCCAGAAATAGAAGATGCTAGAGGTAATATTAGTGGAACTGTTTTAGTTAATGGTGTTCATGCAGTTGGAGATACAACG